CTTTCATAGCATTTTTTGTTAATATTTAAGTACACCCCCGAGGGGGTGGATAGTGAAAATCACTATCCGATTTCGATATGCCATTCAAATGTTATGACCAACAAGTTAATTTTGATGACGAGCTTGTTTGTTTTGATTTTGAATGGTTTTTTTCAAATACTTAAACATTTGTTTTTCCTTTCTGTAGTTTCCTTGTCTAAGGTTTTGTTTTTACCTCCCTCAACCTTACATATACATTATACCATTATAAATAATAGTAGTCAACACTTTTTATAAACTTTTTTGATATTTTTTAAATTTTTTTAGTCCGTTAAAGCGGACTTTTTTTAATGTTTCCGTTAAAACGGCAACAAAAAAAGCCCTTGGAAAAATCCAAGGGTGTTAAAGTATTGTGCTCACTTAATTATATCATTTCTTATCATCTTTGATAGTGACTTCTACTTTTTGAGGCACATCTTTTTGCTTTTTAATTTCAGCAGTGATTGCATCTGTAGTCGCCTTAGCTTGTTCTTTTGTTGTCTGAATAGCTTGTTTAATTTCTGCTGATGTTGAATCTGGGTTTAACGCACGGAAAAAGCGGGCGTACCAAGGCGCTTGATTAGTCCATGTGTAAGACGGAATGTCATGACCGTTGTTGTCTTTGTAAATTTGTTGGATGATTTTCATTTCGTCAATATGAGCCAATGCTCGAATTTGGTTTGTGTGTCCGTTGTAAAAATAAAGTGTACCTTCGTTCCATTGAGGGTCGCCTTTGATGTTAAATAGAAAGTCCATTGTTTCTTCTCCTTTAAAATTATTTTGAATTGTGTCATTGTCATCAAGTAAAACTACATTTTTGTCAAGTCCACCAGCAATACCAGTTGATGTGAATTGCCACCAGCGAATTCCATCCATAGATGGAAAGATTTCCCAAATCGGGTCTGGGGTTACGTTATAGTTTGGATAAGCTGCAATCCAAAGTGAGTTTGGATATTTAGCTAAAATTTGGTGATAGTCAACATTAGCCAGTGTATAAGGTTTATAACTGTAGTAAATCGGCTTGTAACCAGCTTGTGAACATTTATCCATAAAGGCTATTACTGCGTTAGTATTAGCTTGTACAGACGCGCTAGCGTCATCCTCATAATCGCAAATAAGGTAAGGCACTTTAGCTGGTAAATTGCTGATAAAGAAATTAGCCTCAGCTACTGCTTGATTGGCATCTCCGCCAAAACGGGCAAAGTGATAATAGCCGATAGGTTCGCTGGTTTGTGTTTGAGGCACACGAAAAGGAGACAAGTAACTTGTCCCCTCACTAACCTTGATAACAGTCTTGTTAGTACCCACTTGTTGGCAAATTGACGCTAAATTCGCTGGTTGATAGCTAGAAACGTCAATAAAATAGTCATTCTTCTTCATGGTCATCACCTTTTGGTTTATCGTATGTTAAAGCTTTTTCGCTATCTTTTAGCCCTGCTGTTGTTGGGTCGTTAACCACTCCTAACAATACAAGTAACGTCAAAACAGTATTGACTACGTCCTCGATGTTATCTGGGAGTTTTAGTCCAAGTTGTTGCGCTAAAAGGATTAGTGTTCCTGCGATCGCTAACAATGTAGCTTTGTTTTTAAAACGTAATTTCCAATTAATCATTTGACTTCCTCCAACTTTTTATCGATTTTTTCAATTTTTTCCGACAAATTTTTGATTTGTTCGGTCATTTGGATAAGCACCTTCATTTGTTGATCGTGATTATCCAATCTGTTTTTTATTTCAGCAAGTTCTCTATCTTGCTGATTATTTTTTTCTTCTAGGATTGTTAGACGTCGTTCGTTATTCGTCATTTTGTTTTGAAAAAATCCGAATAGTGTTAAACCAGCGACCGCAACGCCTAGAATTGTATTAATGTTGTTAAAGACTCCCATATTCCCTAAAACCCACTTCCTAAGCCTTATTCAGCGGTTTCTTCGTCTTGCAAGCCTGCGTGAGACAAGTCTACAAGCTCTTGTACTTGTTTACGGAAACGTTTTGGAACAGTCTCAATAGTAATCCAGCCTAGTTCGATTTGCATTGCAAAATAATTAATCATCATGGTTTTTCCTCCTAAAAATATGTTTTTAATTTTCTGTAATAGTTTCATCTGCTGTTTCCTCGTCAGCATACATTTGATTGATTAAGCCATTCAAAGTAGCTGTTGCTAGCTTTGTCATTTTTTCCGAATCATCAATGGCTTTTTGCATTTTTTCAATCATTTCATCGTATTTTGCGATTTTCTCGCCGATTTCATTAAATTTCTCGTTTTCGGCACGTCGTGGAAAATTCTCTTGATAAACAACTTCCAGCGCCAATTTTTCAAGCTCTGCGTTTGAAAGCTCGATTTTATCAGCTGGTAGCATGACGGGAAGAAATCCACCGTCATCGTTGGTCAAGGTTACTTTCGTACCTTTAACCGTGCCGTCTGTTTCAAATTCTTGCGACTTCGAACTAAATTTTAGTTTCATATTTTCTCCTTTCTATTCGCTCGGAAATGGGTCTGTGGTAATCCATGAGATTGTAGCACCAAACCAAAGCGGATTAGCTTCCAGCTTAATACGACCGCTGATAGAGCCGTCGGGCTTGTACGACAAGTGAACATAGCTACCGTTAAATAGTGACGCACCAGTTCCACCACCACCTTCACCTATTGCATTAATAATTGCTTGACTTACAGGTCTCCAGCCGACTGGTATGGTTTCGTTAGCGGTACCGCTCCAGTTCGTGTTTGAGCGGTGAATATAATCCATAGTGGCGGTTACGACATTTCCTGAGCGAGTTACAGCTATCCCAAAACCGTACGGACCTGCTAAAGTGGTTTTATACACTTTCGTCTGATTGACTGCCGTAAATTCAGCGACTGTGTTTTGAATTGCATAGTATTGCCAAGATTGCCAACCTGCGTCGGTTTTAACTCGATAAGCAGCTGCGTGACCTCGATAATCGACTGCTTCCTGCCAGAACCAGCGGTCATTGTCTGGGTGTTTGGTCACACGAAGGTAAGTCCAGCCTGATGTTGAGCCTAAAATCGGTCTATTCGCTGCATTGTAACAGCGGTAAAAACCAGCTGTAGTAATTGAATTGTAATCCGTACCATCAGCTAACAAAATAGCTGTACCGTCATTATTAGTTAGCTGATGGTGCTGAATAGGCTTGTTGTTTGCGTAAATCTCACCAGCGACATCAAGAGCACCATGCTCACGAATTTTACCAACGCCGATGCCGTCTTTAGTCTTGCTAACCAGCACTTTATCCGTTGATACAGGATAAGAATAGCTAGCCTTGTCAAACAAGTCTTCAACCGTCATCATGACTTCCCATGACTGTGCTCCTGCGAACGTACCCGCTAAATTAGCAGCACTTGCTGTTAACTCGCTTTGAGTTGTCCAAACACCAGACGCCGAACCGTTGTTAGTTGTCCACTCAGTAGCGCCCATTGGTCTTGTTTTAAAGGTGATGGTCATCTTGTTAAGCTGCTTGTCACCGACTGTTAAAGGTGATATTTTAGCCGTCCTAATGACTGTCAGTGTATTTCTTGCCGAACCCGAACGCTCAGCAGTAAACACTGCTGTCGGTCCAGTGTATTCAAGAAAAGTGACTTTTGTGTCTTTACTATCCGACCAGCGCCCTCGACTATCTTGAACGCTCGACCTGATAGTCACTTCACCCGATTTCTTGGCTAGCCCAAAGACACCACCGTCAGCCGTAATAGTCTGATTCTCGCCAACCATTTCGGCTTTATAGCCTGTAATGGTAGAGCCTTGGATACCAGCAGCGCCATTGAAAGCTACCTTAACGTTAGACAAAATTTCCACAAACGTGTTAGCTGTCGTAACAATATTAGATACTACTGTATTAGTATCAGACAAGGTCACACCACTGAACGTTGGTTTCATGCTTTCGGGTACGTTAAGAGTCAGCTTACACATAGCCGAACCAATCTTAGTAGACCCGTTATAAGTATCGACTGTAATATTCCCCCAGTCGCTTGTCTTTTTAGGCATAGCGGTCGCAAGATTAAGCGGCGGTGTCCAGCTAACAGACGTTCCGACACCAGTCGCAATAGTCCCAGATAAAGCGCCAAAATTGTATTTAACAGTGTGTGTGAAACTGCTGTTCTTGCGATTGATATTAATAGTCATCGCGCTTCCAAGCGTTCCCGTCATATCACTGATTGAGCTTGCTCGGGCTATATCTGTACATCTAAATGTACTTGACCCGACCGTCAACGTCCCTGGTGAATATCCACCAGAACCGTTAAAATGTGCCATCAAGCCAAATGTCTTCTTACCGTCACTGTCGTGATTGACTCGTATTGTTTGGTCAATCAGCATAATGGTTTGATTGTAAGATAGCATTGACGGACGACCCGACCAGTTTAATCGTTGACCTGCTAGGTCCACATAAGCACTACAGTTATATTCTGCGAACGTTGTTGTCGTATTCAGCAATGCTAAGCGAACACGAATATTTGAGTAGTTTTCAGCTGTACTCTGCCCTGTCTGGTCAATCCATAATCTTAAACGATAGCCTCGGTCATTATTTGACCAATATTCAGTCATTAAAACTCCTTTCTAGCTAGTCAACCCAGCGAATTACATTTATATTTTTATCTCCTTCATACACTTCTTCGCGATAGTGCCCAATTTGCAAGCTTTTGGCAAAGATACCGTTATCAATAGTTAACGTACCGTTTGACATGCTAGCTACTTCCGAACCACCAGAGAAGAAAGAAATACGGTCATTTGAAATCATGATTGACGTTGGGCTGCCTTTCTTACCAAGCCTTAGCCCTTCTTCGCCAAAATCCATATTTGTATCAAGGAAAGACCATTGAACCTTTTTGTCTTCCCAGTCCTTGACCCATTCAGCCAACCGTGTAGAGAGTGTGACAAGGTTTTGCTCGTGATTGCTCTTGTCTCTGTCATTTTGAGCGACATAAGCGTCATAAGCTTGTTTCCATTGCTCGATGGTTTCAAGACTTGCTTTCGCTGCAAGTTCTGCTTCCATGTTGCGATTCTTTTCCGCTAACGCATTAAGCTGTTGCTGTGTGAGTGCTTGGTCTGCTTTGCTGTCAATGTCTGATTGAACGTCTTCGGGGTTGCGTGTGTAAGGTGTTGGAACGTTGCCGTTCTCTAGCTTGTAACCAGCAACCCAAAACTCTTCTTCAGCAGTACTACTTAAGTGTCTGAGAAGAAAATGTTTAGCTACAGTCGTATCGGTTGTTGGAAAACTAGATTTTAACTTATACGTAACCCAATAACGTTTCCATTCTGTCGTTACAGTGAAATCAATAGAGCCATCACCTGCTGATGTAGTCACGTTTTGAGATGTGATACCGCTTAACACAGGTAAATAGTTTGGGTCACCATAAAAATAAGCTCTGATTTTACCATTCCCTTTAGCCCAAAAGCTAGCTGTATACACACTATTCACTTCAGGTACTACGCATTTGCTAAACTGAGCAATTTCGCCCCAAGCCGAGGTTTTTAAATACCTAACAGCACAACCGTTGTAAGTTTCAGTTAATAATTTAGCTGAACCACTAATATTCGAGCCCGTGAAAGATTTCGAATTACGTAGCAAGTTCACCCCGCCAACTTTCACGTTAGCCAATCTATCCACCCAAACATACTTGGTTGGGTCTGTACTGCTTGTTTGCGTGAAATCAGTGTAATATCCTTGATACTGTTGACCAGATTCCGTGAAACTAAAACCAGTTCTACCATCTGCTGAATCTGCGTAAGCCATGTGAAAATAAGACGTTTTACCGTCAGCACCCGGTTTCCCTGGCAAGCCTTGGTCGCCTTTCCACTTACCCCATCTATACTTGGTCGGGTCTGTACTTGCTGCCTCGTTAAAATCAGCGTACCAACCCATGTAAGCTTTAGGCGTAGTCAAGCTAAA